CTAGGGATTATTTGTCAGTTAAGAAGTCTAAAAAAGGACCTCTAAAACAAGTAGTACCAGATTATAAAAGATTAAAAAACAATTATACTTTATTATGGGATATGAAATCAAATGAAGGATATATTAATATTGTTGCTGTAATGCAGAAGTATTTTGATCAGGCAATATCAGGTAACTGGTCATATAATCCTGAACATTATGAAGACAATCAAGTACCTGTGTCTGTAATGGCACAAGACTTATTAACAACTTATAAACTAGGTTGGAAGACTTCATACTATCAGAACACATATGACGCTAAGAAAGATACAGACGAGCCATCACATCCAGTTGGTTTCCACGATAATGTGCCTGAAGAAAAACCAGTAGAAGAAATTGAGGATCCAGAAAACTGTGATTCTTGTACAATTTAATAAAGAGATAAATAAAACGGACTATGACTAAATCAGTATTAAATAAAGATAAAAAGTTAGACTTCACAAAACAACCTATGTTTTTTGGTGATGACTTACAAATACAAAGATACGACAATATGAAGTATCCTTTGTTTGACAAGTTAACACAGCAACAACTAGGTTATTTTTGGAGACCTGAAGAAGTATCTTTACAAAAAGATAGAAACGATTACCTTGATTTAAGAGAAGAACAAAAGTTTATCTTTACATCTAATTTAAAATATCAAACAATGTTAGATAGTGTACAAGGTAGAGGTCCGTGTTTGGCCTTTTTACCATTTGTATCTTTACCAGAATTAGAAGGCGCTATTGTAACTTGGGATTTTATGGAAACTATCCATAGTAGAAGTTACACATACATTATTAAAAATTTATATTCTAATCCATCTGAAGTATTTGATACTATTATACAAGATGAGAAGATTGAAAAGAGAGCAAATTCAGTTACAAAAACCTATGATGATTTAATTAAAATGGGTTACCAATGGACAATAGATAAATCAAAAGTTGATATGTATGAACTTAAAAAGAAATTATATTTGGCTATGGTATCTGTAAATATACTAGAGGGTTTAAGATTTTATGTTTCATTTGCTTGTTCATTTGCCTTTGGCGAATTAAAGAAACTAGAAGGCTCAGCAAAAATTATATCTTTTATTGCTAGAGATGAAAGTCAACACTTGGCGATGTCACAAAGAATTATCAATAATTGGAAAGATTATGAAAATGATAAAGATATGTTAAAGATTATAAAAGAAACAGAAAAAGAAGTTTACACAATGTATGATGAGGCCGTACAGGAAGAGAAACGTTGGGCAACTTATCTATTCAGTAAAGGTTCTATGATTGGTTTATCAGAAAAATTATTACACCAGTTTGTTGAGTATATGGCAAATAGAAGAATGAAGGCCATACAATTAACACCTGTCTATGACCAAAAAACAAATCCATTACCTTGGACAGATCATTGGTTGAATAGTAGATCAACACAAAATGCTCCACAAGAAACAGAAATAGAATCATACGTCATTGGTGGTATTAAACAGGACGTTAAAAAAGACCAATTCAAATCTTTTAAACTATAATATGGTTGATAAATGAATTGTAAAAAAATATTAGTTATGGGATTACCAGGATCAGGCAAAACAACTCTCGCAAAATTATTAGTGCCGATTTTTAATGCTGTATGGCTTAATGCAGACGAAGTTAGAAAAGAAGCAGACGATTGGGATTTTACTTCGGAAGGAAGGATTAGACAAGCGAACAGAATGAAAACACTTGCACAAAAAGCCGTTGATGCAAATAGAATTGTTGTAGCAGATTTTATTTGTCCTACTGAAAGCACTAGACAAGACTTTGGAGCAGATTACACAATATGGATGGACACAATCAAAGAAGGTAGGTTTGATGACACAAATAAAGTGTTTGAAGAACCTAAAAACCCAAACTTTATAGTAAAACATTTTGAAGCAGACATGTGGGCATTCTTAATCAAACAAGACATATTAAACACACATGGAAACTTAGGACCACATAGATGAGAGAAGAAGGTAAATTATTTTAGATGTTAGAAAAACGACAAAAAACTTGTTCTGGTTGTGAAACTAAATATACTGTAGAATGGGATATAGAAATACAGGATTTAGAACCTTTAACTTGTCCTTTTTGTGGACACGAAGTAGAGGAACTAGAAGATGAAGAAGTTTGGTCAAACGAAGCTGAAGACGATAGTTGGGATTGATTATAGTTTAACAAGTCCTGCAATTTGTGTAAATCATAATGATAAATTAAACTTTTATTATTTAACAAATAAAAAAAAGTATATAGGTGAGATGTCAAAAAATATTATGGGTGTGGAACACAGCGAATATAAAACTCCTATAGAAAGATTTTCTCAAATTTCTAATTGGGCAATCAACACATTTAATAGATTAAGTTACGTTTCAAACAACTTAAATATTTTCATAGAAGGTTATTCTTTTGGATCAAAAGGTCAAGGTGTATTTCAAATAGCTGAAAATGGTGGTATCTTAAAATACAGATTAGAACAATTAAAATTACCCTATGAAGTATTACCACCTAGTGTAATTAAAAAAGGTGCTACAGGAAAAGGTAATGCTGATAAAGATATGATGTATGAGGCATTTGAGAGAGAAACTATGATTAATTTAAAAAAAATATTTGATACAGAAAAGGTGGGTAACCCTATTTCAGATATTGTAGATAGTTATTATATAATGAAAATAGGACTTGATTTAAATGATACACGTATTTAACACTAAAAAGGTTGTAGAACAATTTACACACTCTTTACGAATCAGACCAGAATTGGGTCAAAAATAACTGGAAATAGGCCAAAATCACCCTTCCCTACAAATGTTCTGGTATTGTTCTACCAAAAAATCAATAAAATCAACATAAAATAACGCTTGACTTATAGGCCAGGTATGATATTATAATAGTATATGTTAAACAATAAAGGAGAAAACACTATGTCAAAAGTAAAACAATACTACGCTGATGAAGCGGAAAACAAAGTAGATCAAATACTAGCTCATATGAAGTCTGGTAATATTGATGAAGATAAAGCGAAAAAAGAAATATTAAATGTTGAAAATATTAATATGTTGAATATTGACGCTGAAAACATTGATGAAATAATTTACTGGAGTTTACAATAATGAATAAGAATAAAACTTTTAACGTTTGTTATTTAAGAGAGTATATGGATCCTGAACATCAAGGTGATTTCTTTTATCACTATGAAACTGTGTATAGAAATGTACCAGAAAAGTTTAGAAAAAAATTTCAAAGTCAAAAAACAAAGATGAAACTAATAAAGTTTTTAGATTGGAATTATAGTGAGTCGGCAACCAACTTTGCTAATTCTACTAGAATTGAATTAATTGAAGAAGACCAATACTATCAAACTTATGAAGATGTATGGCCAGATGTAGCTGCCGGTAATAAAAACTTATTTAATGATTACGGTCAGAAATGGGATAGACAATCTTTAAGAAAAGATTTTGATTTGAAAAAAACAAAAAAATATGTACCAATATATAATGAAAGAGGTTTACAATAATGAAATACAACGAAGATAAAATAGTAAAAGAAATACACGATTACATTAAGGGTACTTATGGTGAACACTATAGTACAACTAAAGACGGTTTCCAGGTACAAGATATGTTAAGACAACTTGATATTGACAAAGATTTTTGCCAAGCAAATGCCATTAAGTATCTTTGCCGATATGGTAAGAAAGACGGTAAAAACCGTAAAGATTTATTAAAAGCAATACACTATATTGTTTTATTGATGAGTAGTGAGGACAGTAAAAAGTAAAAGGAGAACTATATTATGACAGTAGATACAAATGTTTACCCTATGAAAGAAGATTTAGGTAAAAATCTCTATAGAAAGAAAACATATTATACACTAGTGGTTGAACAAGAAGTATTGGCAAAAGATAAAGACGAGGCCGATCAAAAGTTTTTAGATGACGGTGGTGTAGACCATTCACAAATTAACCACGAAATAACTACTAATAAAAATGGTGTTGAAACTTTTATGGTAGACGCCAATTATACTGATAGTGGTGATACCGAGTTTATAGGTAAAGTTTTAATACAAGAAGATGAAGATGAACCAGATCACGGTGATGTTATAATTGATGGATATGCTAATGAACAATAAACCTAACGAGTGGGAACAATCTATTATAGACAATGCTGTAGAGTATTCTATTATGGAGTGGAGATCGTTAGATAGAAGTACAAAGACCATTGTAAAGACATATAAAGAGGCAAAAGAATTGTATCAAAAAACGGTTAAGAAACATAGACAGACTTTAGCCTATGCTATAAATGAGGCAGGTAGATATGCTAATTTAAACCATTTAGATGATTTTAAGGGAGGTGATAGATGAGCAATCAAAGACCAGGTAAAGTAGTTAGAGCAATAGAACCAGGTATGAAAGATATGACCGTTTTAAAATTCTTTAAAATGGGACAAAAAGTTTTAGAGGCCAGCGGTAAAGAAGATGAGGCCTTTTATTTTGAAATGATGGTTGATTGGTTACAACAAGGCAAACCAATACCGACCACCGAAGAACAAACAATAACTGCCTTGGGAATATAGGAGAACTATGATAGACACATTAGCTACAATAGATATAATTGATTTAGCGTTAAATCAGATTGAAGACGGAAGAGTGAATGACGCTAAGCAAGTTTTAACTACTTATAGAAATAAATTACAAAAAGAAGTTGACGCTTTTGATGAGTGGGCTAAAGCACAATCAGATATTCATACTTCATTAGAGCTAGAAGCGGAGGGTAAGTAATATGGAATGGTTATTGTAGATGATGTACTACTCACATAAGCTACAAATAGCCAATCCTGGCGTGTCCTGGACGGTTCCAGGAGTAAAAAAACTAGTAAAATCAATGATTTTTATAGGCTTGACAATCCAATGGTTTTATGATATTATTAATACAAATAACTAACAAAAGGAATATATTATGTTTTATACAAAAGAAATGATACACAAAGAGTTTAAGATGGCTACTCAAAAAGATGAGAGAAATGCTATGAAGAAATCATACAAACACAGAATAGAATATCTAAAAGCTCTTAAAGAAGATATGATTGAAGCCCCTAAAAACTTCAGTAATCTTAATTTAACTACAGATCATTTACAAAACTTGATAGATGATTGGTCAGCTCCAAAACCGATTGACGCTTTTTATAAAAGAATATTTAATATGACTTATGCTGAAAAGAAAGCACAAGAAGAACTTGAATATTTTGATTTGACTAAAGGTGAAAAAGTCTATAAGAAAAAAGAACAAGTAGATACTATTCAATAATGACAAAAAAAGAGAAGTTAGATAAGATTAGAAAAGACTACGATAATTATTGTAGATCATTAGGCGTCAATATTGATTCAGATTATACATCATTTGACGGTTATGATATGCCAAATTATAAATGTAGGCCATCCATTCCAACTTCAGATAGAATTGTAGGTACCACAACTAAAAGAGTTTATTCCACACAAATACCTACAGGCAAAACAATTAGTGTGGCGTATAACAAAGGTCCATATATGATCGTTGATGCTGTGGACTTTAAAACAATGGGAAGGAAAATATAGTATGAGAACAATGATGATGATAACCATTTTAGTTTTAATGACTACTATTATGGCAAAAGCAAATCCAGTTACTAATTGGATTGAAAATGAAAAGAATAAGATAGTAGAATATCAAAAATCAAGTTGGGAAGAAGGTAAAGAACAGAACGCTGCCAATTGGGCAAAGATTAAATCTTTCTTTTCAAACTTAACAGGACAAGGCGATGCTTCACAAAATTAGTCAGTTCTGTGATAAGATTGATAATCTAAAAAAAATGTCAGATAAACTTCGGACTATGAAATATGGTAATCCGAAGGCATCTGATGAAGAAATAGATAATATGATTTCAGATATTCAATCAGAATGTTTATTACTTTCAAATGATAAATCAAAATATGAAAACGTTTTTGATGACAATGGTTTACCAAAAAACTATACAGATAAATTTTTAGAGGAAGGTGTATGAGCGATAAAGATATACAAATAAAAAAATTAGAAGAAGAAAAAAAAGAACTTACAGATCAATTAGAACTTTATGAGTTTAGCGGTTCATCTGGTAAAATACAAGAAATTGAAGATAAACTTTACGAAGTAAATGATACAATTAAAAAATTATATGCCTAAAACATTATTATTGTTTGTTGTTTGTTTGTTGTTAACTAATTGTAGCGCTAATAGATCAACTGTTGGTGCTACATTAGGTGGTGCTACAACAACTGGTGCATGTGTTGAAATGGGAGTAAATGACCCTTACGCTATTGGAGCTTGTGCTTTAGTAGGTGCTTTTGCGGGTGCTGAGTTAATGTACAAATCTGATTATGATGTACACAATGCGGTATTTGTAGATCATTTAAATACAAGTCCATCAAAACAATCATATACGAATTGGTACAATACAAAAACAGGCAATAGTGGTATAATTAAAACAAGTAGCTCTTATATGAAAGGTCCTTTAAAGTGTAAAGATTATGACGCTACCGTAGATATTACTCAACAATGGCCATTAATTGGGATTGGTAGTCCTAATAGAAAAGCAGTATTTGGTACAGCGTGTCAGTTACCAGATGGACAATGGATTGAAAAAAGATGAATAAGAAAAGAGTTTTATTTTTAATATTTTTGGTTTTACTTTTAATACCTGGTCTTGTAAATATAGCATTTTCAGGTGAAAAAATATTACATAGTAAAATTAAATCAATATCACCTGAAGAAACTGATGGTCAATATTGTTTTATAAAAGTGATTATCAAACAAAAAGATGATGAGATAATCAAAGAAGAAATTTTGGAGTGTGCTGATGGTAAAAAAGGCATAGAAACACCAGGTTATTGGGAGTTATTTGCTCAGTTTTATTACCGTGATATATCAGCTCCAGAATATTGCCGATATTATAGTCGGCCAAACCACGTCTTTAAAACACCAGGAAAGACGTGTTTAAAAATAGATGGTGAATGGGAGGTTAAATGATTAAGAATATAATCATAATCTCACTTGTTGTAATTATAGTAACTGGAATGTCTGGAAGTGAGTTTTTAGACTATGTTTCAATGGGACTTGACAAATTACAACAATTAGTATATAATGTAAAAAGTGAGGTTAATTAATTATGAATAAAATGAAAAAACTACTTACAGTTGTTGTAGCAGGCCTATTAGTGGCTAACTGTTCAGCGACATATAAGATGAAAAGTGAAAAAGGTAAAGTTTTAAATCAAGTGCCAAAATGGTATATGAGTGACTTTTCAGAAAAGAAGGCGTGTGATGTTCCTACTTTTGGTAAAGACAAAGATAAAATGTGTATCTTTGGTGTTGGTACAGCCGTATCGCCAGACTTGGCATTATCAATTGAAAAAGCTATGATGATTGCTAAAGCAGAAATGGCTGACATTATTAAAGGAGAAATGAATAAATCTTCCAAACAATTCATTACTGAATTGGGAAAGACTCATACAAAAACTACAGTATCCGAAGTTGAGAGTACGATTGTAAACTTAATTAAAGATACACCAGTTAGAGGTTATGAAATATTTGCTAAAGATGTAACTATAACTAAACAAGGTTATTATAGAAGTTGGATTGGTTTAAGATTACCAATGGGCGAATACAATAAAATGTATAACTTCACAATTGCTGAAGCTGTTGACGCTTATAATGTAAAAGAGAAGGCTCAAATCGCTTACGATAACTTAATAGGTAAAGATGATGGAAATAATAATATACAGTAAACAAAACTGTACATTTTGTAATAAGGCTAAACATTTGGTTAAAAATCTTGGCCTTGAATACATAGAAAAGAAAATGGAAGACTTTGATTCTCCACAAAAGATGTTGGAAGACATTGGTAAACAAGTAAGAACTATGCCACAAATTAAAATTGATGGTAAACTAGTTGGTGGTTATAATCAATTAGTAGAGTTTTTTGCTGATATGGGAAAAGTAAACTTTAAGGGTGAGATTATATAGTGTCAGATGATAATAAAATCATACCATTTCCAACAAACCGTATTGTTGAACGATCAACAGCAGGTCCACCAAAAGATGATAAGACCGCTAAAAAGATACAAGCTCAACAAACAAAACAATTTGTAGAAACGGCTGTTGACGATATTAGTATGAACTTATTAAGACAACTATATGATCTTGCTGTTAAAACTGACGGATATAATTTCACAAAAGATTTAGCATTAGTGGTAGATTTGATTAGAGGTTTAATCTATAGAGATTTTGATATGAAACATCCTACACAAGAACTAGCAGATAAAATTGTAGAGATTAATATTAATAAAAGAGGTGAAAAGTCAGCTAAAATAGATTATACAAAGGTTTTAGAGATAAAAGCTAAAAATCAAAAGCCTTTAAGCAACGAATTTAAAGACGAATTAAATGATCTAAATGGTATGTTTGATGGAGATAATTTAGATGATTAACAAAATTCTTACGAGAATCGCCTTAACAGGTTGTAAAATAGTATTATTAACCAATTGATAAAGGAGAAAATTATGTTTGGTTTAAAATCTAATAAAACAGAAACTAGAGGCAGAAAAAAAATGTCTAAAAAAGACAAAATTCTAAATCTATTACAAAGAGGACAATCAGTATCTTGGAAAGCTTTAAATACGACTTTCGGTTTAAAATCACCAAGAGCTATGGTTGATACTTTAAGAGCTGAAGGTTATATGATCTACGGTTCAAAACAAAAAGGTAAACACGTTTACAGAATGGGTAACCCTACAAGAGCTATCATAGCTGCTGGTATCCAGGCTTTATACGGAACACCTTTTAAATACGACAATGCTAGCACTAAAGCTCCTACAAAAGCTACAGTAGCTTCTATTGACGCTTAAGAAAGATATACATTTGGTGGCGAGAAATCGCCACCATTTTTAAAATGACATTTACAGGAGGATTAATATTAGGATTTATTAGTTTAATAGTTTATGTTGTAGGTTTTACACTAGTCTATATAATATATGAAAGACATAGAAAAAACTTTGAACGAATTGAAGCATATAAAAAGAAAAAAGACCCCTTTGACTTTAGCTAAAATGAAACCACAAAAACAATTAAAGATTGATAGAACGGAATACCAAGAAGTGGCCGATTGTATTAGAAGTGACCAAGTGCCAGCAAGTCATATTGTAGAATACTTTGGTGATAAGATGTTTTATCAATGGTATAAAAAGAAATATTTAAATGATTTTAGTAGACCTTAATCAAGTTTTAATATCAAACCTTATGGCTCAAGTAAGAGGTAAAGGTGATGTAAAACCAAATAAAGAAATGATTAGACATATGGTCTTAAATTCTTTAAGAGGTTTTAATGTAAAGTTTAAAGAAGAATATGGTACAATGGTATTATGTTCAGACGCTGGTGATCCTTGGCGTAGAGATTTCTTTCCTAATTATAAGTACAGTAGAAAACAAAGTAGATTAGATGGACCATTTGATTGGGATAATATCTTTAAAATAATCACAGAAATTAAAAATGAGATTGCTAAAAGTTTTCCTTACATTGTAATGTATGTTGAGAACGCTGAAGCAGATGATATTATAGCAACACTTGTAAAATTAAGAGAAGAAGACAAGTATTTAATTATTTCAGGTGATAAAGACTTTATACAATTACAACATTATGGTGATGTATACCAATGGTCACCGTTTTTAAAGGCCTACATTGGTGAACAATTAGATCCAATTAAATTTTTAAGAGAACAAATTATTAAAGGTGATAGATCAGATGGTGTACCAAATATATTAAGTCCAGATGATGTATTTAAAACGGGTGAAAGACAAAAACCAATTACAAAACAAAAGTTGGAAGAGTGGTCAAATGTAGATAATATACCATTAGGGTCAGAAACCAAAAAGAACTTTAATAGAAATAAGAAGTTAATTGATCTATCTCAAATACCATTAACGATAGAAAATAACATTATAAATACATTTAGAAGCTATAAAGTACCAGACAGGTCGCTACTGTTGCCTTACTTTATAGAAAATAAATTGAAGTCAATGATTGAGAATATTAGTGATTTCTGATAACATATATATGGAGTAAATTATGGCAGAGCCAACACAAAACCCAAACTTAATTAGTAGAAAAGCTATGTCAGCTATGTCAGCCACATCAGGTGCTGCTGGAGAAACTGTACACGAGATTTTTACTAAAATTAATAACGCCAAAGATAAGCCTAAAAAGATAGAAGTTTTAAAAAGGTACGATCAACCTTACATAAGACAACTTTTAAAGGCAGCCTTTGATCCTAAAATTAAGTGGATATTACCAGAAGGAACACCGCCTTATATCGCTAATGAGGCACCAGTTGGTACTGAACACACTTTATTAAAGAATGAAACAAGAAGATTGTATTTGTTTATAGAAGGTGGCGATAGTACAATTAGTAAAACAAGGAAAGAAACCTTGTTTATACAAATGTTAGAAGGCCTACATCAAAGTGAGGCTGAGGTTCTAATAAATGTAAAAGATAAAAAACTAAACAAAGTTTATAAAGGTCTAACAGCTGAAATGGTAAAAGAATCATTTAACTGGAATGACGAATTTATGAAAAAATAGAGTAAAATCTACTCATTTTGTAGGGTGTGACATTCACGCCCTACTAAAAACCCTTACCTCCCAACGCTTTTTAACGCTTGACATTTTGGTCATAATGTAGTATCCTAAATAATATAAAGGAGATTATATTATGAAAAAATACTTGATAACATTAGCAATTATTCTTGCTACATTATGGTTTAGTCTTACGAGTTTTATGAACTCGGTGATGGCTGATGATTATAACAAGGCCGTAGTAGGTCACGTTATACAAAGTACAGTAAATGGTACAAACGTAGATGTATCAAAATTGATGGAAAGCGAACTACAAAAAATTGCTCATCAATTTGCTTTAGAATCAATTAGTGTTCTACAACAATATTTGCCAGCTATACTTGATGGTGTGATGGCAGAAATGAGATTAAAAGCAGACGAAGAATATAAGTGTGCTTTACTTAAAGGTTCTAAAATAGAGGATGATTGTGAGTAATATAGAATTTATAATCATAGGATTTATTTTATTAAGCACAGCTTTGTTCTTAATAAGATTTTTTCCTAGTATTATTAAGGGTGTAATATATGTTACAGGTGGTTTAACATTTATTTCACTTTTAATTATGATATTTTTTTATATTATATTAGAAATAGGCGGTCACAATGCCTTTTGAAATATTTGAATTGATTTATACATTATTACCAAAAGAGATTTTTATTATAATTATGGCAGGTTTTATAATTTTATTATACAAATTTTTTAAGGGGAGAAAAGAAAAATGGATAAATCACAAATCAAAAAGAAATTGAAAAGGGAATTGTCTTCACGTAAGAAGTATAAAACAACTTACAAAGACATTAAATATTATTTTGCTATGATTAATAAAGCGGTATTTAAAAACAAGTTGTCACCTTTTAATGAGATTTTGATTAAAAAGATTTACAAAGATAAGACAAAGAAATTCTGTTATGGGCAAGTGATTGCTTGGGAGTGGAAAAGAAAAGGCACACGACAATACTGGTTAGAAATGTTACCAGAATATAACAGTAAAAGAGATTTTGTGGACACTTTAGGCCACGAAATGGTCCACCTTTATCAAATGGCCAATAAGGGTGATTCAGGAAACCATAATAAGTTATTTTATAGTTTCAGACCAAAGTTAAATCAAATTGGCCTTGATTTATAATATGGAGAGAAGTGATGGCGAGAAGACAAGTAAAAGAACTAGACCCTTATTTAAAGGCTAGAATTGGTGAGGCAGTATTACAAGTAAGAGAACTTGCTAAACCAAGTAACATATCAGGTACAAGTAGAGTTTACTATGAGGGTAATTGGGTAAGAGATATACACAATAACTATACAGAAAAACAAGCACAAAAGATATTTGATAATATATCTCAATACAAAGATAAATTAGATTTCTTTCAAAAAAAATTAGACTATGTTTATGATGATAAAGATGAGAGTCCTATTCAAGCATATGAATACATAGCGAGGGTAAAGTGAAAATCTTTATAAAAACAATTATGGGAGTTATTGTCGCTTTATTTTTTGCGATAACCATATATTTTTATATACAAGATGGTAAGACCAGAGCAGCAGAAATAATACCAACTAAACCTGATTTTGAACACACAAACAATCAACAATTTTTAGATAACGTTTTACAATGTGTGGATTATGTCTATTGGAAAAATAAAGATTTTGAAAAAGTAAATGTAGAACTATTACTTGCTCAGGCAGCATTAGAATCAGGTTGGGGTGATAGTCGGTTTGCCAAAGTTGGTAAAAACTTATTTGGTATAAGAACATATGATTTACAAGACCCTCATATGTTACCATCAAATACTCCAAAGAAATGGGGTGTAAGAGTTTATGAACACGAATGTTATAGTGTAGAACACTATATTAAAATACTAAATA